TCGGCCGCGCGATCGCTGCCGCCGGCAACGGCACGACGAAGGTTCTCGCGATCCTGAATCCGTGAGGCTGAATCATGGGGAATCTGTTCGACAAGGGCAGCGCGCTCGTGGCATCGGCGATGCGCGCTGCCCTGTCGATGGACATCGTGTACATGCGCGGCTCGGACAGCGTCAGGATTCCCGCGACGGTGGGCCGCACGGTGTTCGAGGTGGAGGACTCTCACGGCGTGCTGCGCTGGGAGAGCCGGGATTTCTTGGTGAGCGCTTGCGACCTCGTTCTCGGTGCGCTGCCCGTGGTCCCTGCGAAGGGCGACCTGATCGAGGAGCGCTCGTGCGACGGGGCGGTTCGCACCTACGAGGTGACGGCGCCAGGGCGTGAGCAGGAGTGGAAGTACGCGGACACGGCTCGACTGATGATCCGCGTGCATACGAAGCTGAGGGTTCAGACGGCATGACGGCGACGCCAGCACAGGTCGGTGATGCGGTGCTTGCGGCCGTGACGGGGCTCACGCTGTCGAGCGCGTACACGGCGGTCCGCTCGTTCTGGCCCGAGCGGAAGCCCGAGGAGCTGCTGTCGCTGACTCTGACGGTGATGCCGCGCGCGATCGAGCGCCGCGCGGAGACGCGGGTCTCGGAGCGCATCGACTACTCGGTCGATGTGATGGTGCAGCGGAAGGTCGACCAGACGCAGCGGGATGCGGAGATCGCGCTCCTGAGCGCGGACGTGGAGAAGGTGGCGGACGCGCTGTACGCGCTCCGCGCGGGAACGACGGGATTCGTGTGCGTGGGCGTGACCATCGACCCGATGGTCTCGCCCGCTCACATGCAGGAGCATGGCGTATTCACAGGGGTTGTCACCGCGCGGCTTCGCGCCGCCGGATGAACAGGAGGGATGAGAGATGCCTATTCGTGTTGGACTCGAGGGATCGCTTCGCCGCGGCACCGTTGGCACGGCGATGGGGACACTGACTGCGGTGAACAACGTGAGGGACCTGACCCTCTCGATGGAGAAGGGCGAGGCCGACACCTCGACTCGCGCGGCCGGCGGCTGGCGCACCACGCTCGGCACGCTGAAGAGCGCGACGCTGGAGTTCAACATGAACTTCGACGTGACCGACGCGGACGTGGATGCGTTCCAAGCCGCGTTCATGTCGAACACGATCATCGCGCTCGCGGTGCTCGACGCTGCGAGCGGCGAGGGCCTGATCGCGGATTGGACCGTGACGGGCTTCTCGATCGAGCAGCCGCTTGAGGACACGCAGACTGTGAGCGTGACCTGCAAGCCCGCGTACGTCTCGCGCAACCCGGCTTGGCACACGCCTACCTGATAGGAGGAATCTGAACGATGCACGGATTCAAGGACTCGGCAGGTCGGTACTGGGCTGTCCGCGTGGATGTCGGCGCGGTGAAGCGCGTGCGCGCGGCGCTCGGCGTCGACCTGATGCAGGTGGCGGAGAGGAAGAACGCGGAGGGCGGGCGCGAGCCGGGGGTGCTGGAACGGCTCGCGTCCGACCCCGTCCTCCTCGTGGATGTGATCTATGTGCTGTGCCGCGATCAGGCGGAGGCGCAGGGGGTGAGCGACGAGAACTTCGGCGCGACGATGGCTGGCGACGCGCTCGACGGCGCGGTGAAGGCGATGCTCGGGGCGCTCGTGGATTTTTTCCCGAACCCTCGCGAGAGAGCCGCGCTCAAGAGGTTGTTGCAGGCGGCGGATCAAGAGGCGGATCGGGCGCGAGACAGGATGGAGGCGCTCGTGGAGGAGAGGCTGGCGCCGACTGCTGGCGGTTCGTGGCCGAGTCGGCGGCCATCGTCGGACTGAGCCCCGACGATTGGACCTTGCGCGAGCTCGCGTGGATGCACGACGCGAAGTCGCGTAGCGAGTGGAACCACACGGCGTCGCTCATGTGCCTGATCGCGAACGCGCATGGCGGCGGCAAGGGTCGGACGTTCAAGGTGGATGACTTCCACCCGTTCGCGCGGAAGAGCAAGGGGCCAGAGATTCGGATCTCGGCGAAGGCGCTGAAGGGGATCTTCGGACTGTGAGGAACGATCGACGATGACCTGCGACGCGATCAACACCCGACTCGTCCCCGTGTGGAACGCCGTGATCAAGGCGGGCGCGGACTGGCGATTCTCGATCCGGATGCGCGACGAGAGCGGCGCGCCGATCGACCTGACGGGCTGCGTGTTCCGCTGGGGGATGCGGCCGACCTTCGACTCGGCGACGCTGACGGCGTCGATGTCGACGACAGACGGCCGAATCACGGTGGACGCGGTGAACGGCGTCGTGTCGTTCCACCTGCCGAAGTCGGTGACGGCGACGCTCGCGGGTCGGTTCGTGCACGACTGCGAGATGGAGTGGCCCGGCGGGCTGGTCGACTCGCTTTGGGAGGGCGCGGTCACGGTGGGCCGCGAGGCCGCGCGGGGGACGATCCCATGAGCGCGACGAACACTGGCTGGCGGCTGATGATTCTCGACGCGCCGCAGGTGAACCTGTCGCTCGAGACGAGCCCGATCCTGATGGAGCTTGTTTCGCCGGGCCCGCAGGGCGCGAGCGGAGCGGGTGGCGGCAACGTCAACGTCGTTTCGGGCGACGGCATCACCGTCACGGAGAGCCCTGCCGACACGTTCACCGTGCGGGCGAATTTCGGCAGCGCGGGCAACACCGTCTGCGAGGGAAACGACGCCAGGTTGTCCGACGCTCGCCCGCCTACGGCGCACGGCCATGTGATCGGCGACGTGTCGGGCTTGCAGACTGCGCTCGACGCGAAGGCCGCGTCTTCGCACGCTCACGCGATCGCGGATGTGACGGGGCTCCAGACCGCATTGGATGGCAAGGCGTCGTCGAGCCACACGCATACGGCCTCTCAGATCAGCGATTCATCTGCTGTCGGACGCTCGGTCCTGACCGCCGCCGATGCCGCCTCGGCACGCTCGGCGATGTCCGCTGCGTCGTCGAGCCACGCTCACGCCGTCGCGGACGTGACCGGGCTTCAGACGGCGCTCGATGGGAAGGCGGCGACAAGCCACACGCACGCCGCCAATCAGATCAGCGATTCAACGGCTGTCGGTCGTTCGGTGCTGACGGCTGCGACGGCTGCGGCTGGAGCGACGGCTCTTGGGCTCGGCACGACCGACTCGCCGACGTTCAAGGAGATCATCCTTGAGAACGGTGAGCGGATCAGGAACACGACGAACGGGATCGTCGAGATCCTCCCGCAGCCATCGGTCGCGGACCGGATCGGCATTAGGTTCGACCTGACGCTGCGGCAGAACCTCATCAGCATCGGCTCGTTCCGGCCGATCGACAGCGCGGTGAACGTCGGCGGCGTGTACTGGGACATCCCGATGCAAGTCGGCAACAACGTCGACTTTGTGGTGTCGGGACAGGACTGGTCCGCGTTCCGTCAAGTGGTCGGCGCTGGACTCCGGCAGACGCTCTGCGTCGGCGTCGGCGTCGGCTACAACTTCGGCGGCACGGACATCAGCAGCAGTTCGTTCGCGCTGATGCACCGCTATCACTTCGGCCTATCGACCCGCTGCCCGAGCGTGACTCACGCGGATCCGACGTTCTACGTCTACTCGATGGACTCGACGCAGGCGAACGACTTCGTTCGCATGTCGCACGATCAGACGGACGGCGTGATCGAGAGCGGGAACGGCGACCTGCGGCTCGTTGCGCCGGGCGAAGTGCGCTTCAACGGCAACCTGATTCAGAGCCGCATCACGTCGGCTCAGTCCCGGCTTCTTGGCCGAGGCGCGTCGTCGGGCTCCGGCCAGCCGCAGGAAATCACGATCGGGTCCGGTCTCTCGCTGACCGGAACGACTCTCTCCGCGACAGGCGGCGGCGGCGGCGTGAGCAAGTCATTCGCGATTGCGATGGCGGTGGCACTATGAACAAGACTCTCGGAATCGACATCGCGGGTTCGTACACGTTCACGCCGGGATCTTCCGGCCTAGGAAGCGTCGGGTTCATCGGCATCGACCTGACGCTTGCGAACGTCAAACTGATTACGAACGTCACCCGGAACGAGATCATCTACAACTTCGCGGATTCCGCTGCGGGCGCCACGTCGTTCGGCTTGAACAACCTTGTGCTTGACTACGACACCTCGACGCACAGCGCGTCGGACGTGCTCCAAATCATCCTCGATGTCGGCGAGCCGATGTCGGTCGATGCCGCTCCGCAGGGGACGCTCGCGAACCTGCTCGTCCGCATGCTGCACCTGCTCTCGGCGCCGCTCGGCTACGCGAAGGACCTTCAGCGGTATCGCAACACGGCCATCGTGGAGAGCGGGACGGTCACGACGGTCGGCACCGTTACGACTGTGACCACCTGCTCGACCGTCACCAACGTATCGCAGCTTGGCGGCCTGTCTGCGGATCGACTCATCAACAGCACGAACATGAGCGCGTGGGCTGCGGCGCACCGCGCACGGATCACCTGAGAGGCACACATGGCGAACACGTTCAAGAAGGTCATTGATCGACAGGTCTGGGTCAGCACCACTCCCGCGCCGAACGCGCACGCATCTGCCGTTGCGCTCGTGAGCGACCTGCGCTCCGACATCTCCCGAAATCCCTTCGCCTATCAGGTCGCGTCCGCGACGATCTTGAACCGATTCAACATCGTCTCGAAGGGCTGGCATTTCGTCGGCTCTCCCGGCATGGCGGCG